CTACATTTGTATCAGTACCATCAACAGCTAGTCCAACATCATTTCCTGTTGCTGAATTAGTGAGTTCTGCAAAATTCACAGCACTTGCTGTTTTTTGAAATATTAATTGTTCATTGTTATCATCATCAAAAATACCTTGAGCATCATCTATTTTTAAGTTAAAAGAATTTGTGTCTAAGTCACCACCAAGTTGAGGTGAAGTATCAGTCACAATATTTATACCTGTTACAACACTATCTAGGAAATTTATTGTGTTTGCTGATGTATCTATTGTAGCTACTGATATATCATCTGATCCATCAAAAAATTTAATCTCTAATGAATTAGATCCAGAATTAGTTGTATCTAGCCACATTGTTCCTGTGGTTGCTGAAGATGGTCTTGATGTTCCAGAATGCATGGAGTTCAATGCACCCAAAATATTATTTAATTCAGTTCTAAAAGCTGAGAAACCTTGATTAGCTATGGAAACATCTGATACTTGACTCATATTTAATTCTTTACCTCATTATGATGAACTTTTCAACCCATGACCTATAGCAACAAAATCGAAAGTTCTGTTTATATTAGTACCACTTGAATTTTTAAATACAATATCAAATCCACTAATTGCCTTATTACTTATAGAATAAAAATCTCCTGTTGCCATATTCTGTGCGGCTATACCAATGCTAGGTATTGCAAAGAATGGATTAGTAAATGTTATTGTCTTTGTAGATGTTCCACTAGCTTCATCTTCTCCTGTTTCAGTTCTTTTCTGCATTTTAACATCAATAGATATTCCAGAAACAAATGCTCTAGTTTTATTGTTCTTATTAGCAAGTCTTAATTTAAATTTAAAATATCTTCCTTTAAAAGTAGTAGATGTGTTCATTGGTTGAAATTCAGTCGCATTATCTAGTGATGTGGTTGATGAAGCTATCTGTAATTGTGCTGTGGCATTAGTAGGATCATTACCATCAAACGGAGCAGGTGCATCTTGAAATAAAGTAAAACCCCTTCCACTATCAAATAAATCATATGGATCTTCTATTTGGTCAATAGTAATACTCTTGATAAACGAAACATCATAAATAGCTGATAAAGATAGACTTTGATTAAGAGTATAAAAACCCTCATCATCAATATTATCATCTGCACCACCTAAATCAAAATCACCAGATGCACTATCAAAGTTACCTGTTAAATCTTCAAAATCATTTTTGGTATCTAAAACTATTGAATTAGTGCCAGAACTATCGGTCAATGCTACATCAGTATCAAATGTACCTGCTGTTATATCTTCTGTAAGTGTTTGGATATCTTTAAAATTTTCAGTTATTTCTGCAATATTAGAAAATATTATTGTTTCATTATTACTTTCGTTTCCAAGTTTATCTACAGCTTTGATACAAAAAGCACCACTTCTTGTATTAGTTGTGATTGATGTACCAGATGTTCTAGGAACTTGTAGCCAATTTACTGATTTATTCCATTGTGCATTAGAGGTTACATTTTGGTATCTAATCTCATAGAAAGATACATCAAGATCAGTATTAGCATCCCAATTTAATTGCATTTGAGAATTACCAAGCATATTGACACTAAAATTTTTAACATCAGAAGGTGGTAGTGTTGCACCAATTATTAATCTATCAGCACTTGCGTATGAAGAATTAACACCTATTGAATTGATAGCTTTTACTCTGACATTGTATGTGCTTCCATCAATAACATTCAACATTTCATAATTTAAATCTGATCCCACAGCTAATATTTTAAAATTACTTTCTGTGCTTAATTTTACTTCAACTTGATATTGAGATACGAATTGATCTGGACTAGCACCAACTGCAATATTTAATCTTGTTAAAACAACACCCTCAGAATATTCCACTAGTTCATCTGTTAATGTAATAGAAGCAGGTGCAGAAACAGAAAATGGGTTTGGTAAAGTAGTATCTGGAATTGTTGCTACTTCTTGTTGTGTTCCAAATGTATAGAAACTATCTTGATGTTCTGTCAAACCTAGACTTACTTGCATATCTTTTTTTATACTTAAAGACATAACTCTAAATGCTTTTGCACTAAAAGCAGGTGTTGCATGAGTAATATTAACAATATCTCCTACTGCTAAATCTAAAGCTGTCGCATCTGCGGTTACACTAACATTAAGGATTGATCTACTTTTTCTTAATATAATCTCAGCTAATTCTTGTGCTTGATATGGACTAGTGATTGTAGGAAAATCAAATCTACCTTCTAATAATATACCACCATCAGCAGTTAATAATGTTGCATGTCTATCTGCACTTGCTTCGTTACTATCATCAGCAGGTGGATATTGTGCTTCATCTGATTGAAAATTCTTATCTGGATTAATAAAATTAACAATAACTCTATTATATCTAGAGTTCTTACTTGCACTTGAAACATTTATACCACCTATGATATTATCTTCTGTTAATGTTATTGCGGCACTTCCAGATGTTTCAGTAACAACTTTATATTTACCTGCTGTAAAATTTAAGAATGATCTAGCACCACCTAAAAATGTTTTTACATTATCAATAATTTTTCTGGAACTATCTATAACTGCATTACAATCCATGAGATCAATTTGACTTGCACCAGAATAAGGAGTTATATTTGCATCACAGACATCACCTGCTGTTTGCCAATCTGCATAATTAGTATCAAAGTATTCATTAGATATACCCATGCCATATCTACTATTTCTTAAATAATCTAATAAACAATAAATAGGGTTATCTGAATATTCCCATGTAGAACTTGTATCTTCTCTATGACTTCCTGTGCCACCTGTTTTTGTTCCGTCTAAATTAGGATTATAAACTTTTCTTCCTTTTACTAATGCTTGAACTGTTGGAATACTTCCAAACGCATCTTGATTCCATGTAAATTTTAAAGATAAATATGCTAGTCCTCTCAATCTGTGGTTTGAAGTCCATGAAGTTAAACCACCAACTAAACTATCTTGTGTTTGATCGTCTGCACCATAGTGAGGTCTTACTGTAATTAAACTTGCACTATCTTTATAATAATTAGCATCATTACTAGCTACTGTTCTTTCTGTATTATCGGATAAATCACCAGACCAAGTAACAGCACTATCATTAATAAATATTGTAGTAATATCATCTATCTCACCTTCACTTAAAACTAAAACCATATAGAGATAAGCATTATCAGCACCAGATGTTTCAAGAAAGACTACATTCCCTCCAACTTTTCGTGTGCCATAAATGATAGGTATAGAAGCATTTGATTGAAATTTATTTAGTAAAACACCTTGTGCATTTTTATCTGGTTGTAAATCTCCAAAGTCTGGAACTTCTGGAATTGGAATAATCCAAGAAATAACTTCTTCAAATATATCACCAACAAAATCAAAAAAGTCTTGAAAGAAACCCATTATGTTCTACCCCATTTAATATCTTTGACTGTTAGTGCCGCAAACTCCATACCTTTATCACCACTAAAAAATCTTTGTTGTGAATTATCACTTGTAGTTCTTCCAGATACTTTTTCAAAGTTACCCCAATGTGAAGTAATATTTAATTTAACTGTTGCGGTGCTTCCATCATCTATAATATTAGCTTCATCAATCGTTCCATAATATATTAAAAAAGGATCAGCTATTAGAGCATTAGAACTATTTAGGAAACCTCTGTAAATCTTGACTACATCACCAATTACATTGTTGTTTAAAACTACTGATACATATGTTTGTTCAACACCAGATAGATTTATTTGTAGAGAGTTCTTAGCAGGTGAACTAGCTTCATTGACTCCTGCAATACTTAATAAATGACCAGATGCAGTATATGTTAAAGAACTCCCAGAAACATCAGAAGTTAAATCAAAACTACAATCAGTAAGATATACAATTGTTGGAAAGCCTATATGAACTAAATGAACAGGTCTTATGTTTCCTGTTGCAAGTTCTGTTTTGACTGCACTTGTTAATCCTCTTGCCATTATAAACTTTCACAGACATCAAATTCAAAATTAAATAAAGGCTCTCCATCTCCATCTGCATTATTAGCAGGAAATTCTTGTAAATCACTTACTAGATGAACTGTAAATGGAACATCATCATAAGCTACAGCCTCATCATTTGCTAATGTTGAAACTAAAGGAGGCTCTATAGTAACAGTAGCGGCATTACTACTAGAAGTGACATCCGCAACTACCATGTAAACCTTCGTATGATTGGCAAATTTTAAAAAATCTCCTGCACGAAATCTATGAGTTCCATCTGCATGAAACCCATCCATAGTAATCGTGGTATCTCCTACAGTATGTGCATTGTTTACTAATACTGTTCCAGACTCATTTCCTTTAGCATTTAGGTAATTAGGAAATGTAATTGTAAAATCTTCCTTGCTTGATCTTTGTTTCATTATAAAAGCCATGATTGATTGAAAAGCCAATCTTGGTTGTGTTTTATAACTACAAGTAAATTTAAACCTTTGACCATCTACTTGCCTTCTAAATGTTTTCCCACTATCAGTAGTAGACATAAGAGTTTTTTGTTCACTTTTAATATTTATAGCTGTGAAATCTGTGTTGGGTAAAGCACCACTCATACTAGACTTGCCCTTCCTTGTTCATTAACAGCACTATTAATCATACCTACTATTGTTCCTCTACTATTAGTTAGTAATTCATTAAATCCTTTTGCATCTACTGTTGTAATATTGAAGTTTACAGTTGTAGATCCACCACCTAATTGATCGTTTGGTACAATAGTTCCTGCACTATCTGGTACAAATAATTCTGG